GGAATCCAATACTCCCTTAGTGATTGGTTTCTGTCTAAGGTCACGGACAAAACAATCGGATGGTGAGAACATATTTGGAATGCCATCACCTTTATCACCACGAATAATCTTCTCTTTTAATTCTTCAATCGGTTTCTCAGACTTAACAAACTTCTTCTGTGCTGGATTGTATTGTTTTACATTACTGCCATAATTTTGTAATTGTAAAAAGTCCCCATCACTTGATAGAATCAAAATCTTCTGATGTGGTGCATAAATTGGTACAAGTGTGCCAATAATATCATCGGCTTCAGCACCTTCTACATCAATTACTTTATATGGAAAGTTTTCCCGCAGTTCAGATTTAAATTTGGCCAACATATCAAAAATTAAATGCCAGTCTAAATCGGATTTTTCTCTGGTCTTTTTACGACCAGCTTTGTAGAATGGAAAATATTCTTTACGCCAATATTTACGGTTATCACAACACAATACTACATCACCATAATCTTTTCGAAAGTTGCGGATGTGCATACGGAGAATATTTAGAATCATGTGTCGTACCAGACTTTCATCTAGTTTAACACCTTTTTGGTTTGAAATCTGAGCCATAAGGCCAGATAGTAATACTTGATTTAAGTCAACGAGAATCATAACAAACTTTCACAGTTTCAAAATTATATTATATCACTTTTTCTTTACCATGTCAAGCAGTTTGTTTAACAGTTTATGTGATGTGGTAGTCTTTCTGGCAATTATACCATAAAAACCACCTGGTATTAATCCTGAAACATATTCTAATGGGCAAGCAAGGATGGCTTCAAAGTCATCAAACTCGTCATATTCTTCAGGGTTTTCTTTACTCTCACGGAATAATACAATATGATATAAATCACCAAGAGAAGTACCACCAACTTTTTCTCCCGGATTTGCATATTCAGAACTCATAATATCGACTTGGCCTTCTTCATCTCCTGATAGAAATGTAAAGAAGTCAAGATTTTTTTGTTTGAGTGGTTGTAGGTAATCCAGCATCTTTTTCCTTAATGTGAGCTTTTCTAACTCTTACCATTATCCATGTGTTATAATATTCATCACTCTCTAATACACCTTTGGTAAATTGTTCTTTTGCTTCCAAGTAAGAACACATTCCTTTAGAGTGGCATAAATGAATTATTTCACGGACAAAGTTATCGTGTCCGTATTGTAACACATCTTGCTTCAAGATGTCACTACTTCCATAGTAAGTTTGCCAATCTGAGTTGGCTTTATACTTTTTCTTTTTACCTTTGACTTGTTTGGTTTTGGCAGAGTAAAATAATTTCTTGCCTATGTATTTTCTACCATTCGTCAGATTAGTTATCTGATACACGAACCCGTAATTATTACCAATCAAGTTTTCCGTAAAATCTTTACCATCATATTGCCAGTTTAGTCCCATTCCTTAGTATCCAAATCATCGTCATCATCCTCTATATAGTCCTCGGATAATTCTTCGATTTGTTCACCACAGAATGGGCAATGTTCTGGTAAATCTTGTGAGACCATTTCTTCCATAAATGATACAGTATAAGTTGATTCACAACTTAGGCATTCACCTGATAATGATTTGTCTGTCATTTAAATTCCTTAATGAGCCCACACATCACCCCAATTTCCTGATAAAGCTCCTTTTGCATAATCAGTAGCACGATTTTCAAAGAAATTAGTATGTGTTGGTGCGTTAATCATTTCTTCTACCCATGGTAGAGGATTCTTTTTCACTTTAAACACACCTTTAAGTCCCAAAGAAATTAGGCGGCGGTCTGCAATATAACGAATATACTTCTTAACATCTTCTGAAGATAAACCTTCCATTTCATTTACACCAAATGCAAGGTCAATAAACTTATCTTCTAGTTGAACCATTCTTTCTGCAATCGTGTAGATTCTTCCTTTGAGTTCATCATTCCAAATCTCACGATTTTCTTCTATGTATGTTCTAAACAATTTAACCATAGACTCTGCGTGTTGAGTTTCATCAACAATAGACCATGTAATGATTTGACCCATGCCTTTCATTTTACCGTGACGAGCAAAGTTCAATAACATAATAAATGAACTGAATAGTTGCATACCTTCGGTAAAGGCTGAGAACACGGCAATATGTGTTGCGGTATTCTCTCTAGTGGTATTCTTATTGGAGATTTCCATAACATAGTCATGTTTCTCTCTCATTGCCTCATACTCTAGGAACTCATTGTAGGTGGTTTCAGGTAGGCCTAGTGTTTCAATCAGGTGTGAGTAGGCTGCAATATGTAACGCCTCTCTGGCAGCGAATCCTGTCAGCATCATACGAACTTCAGGTTGTGGAAAGTATGGCAGATAGTTCTTAACATAACCACCAGCCACATCAATATCACCTTGTGTAAAGAAACGGAAGATTTGTGTTAGAAATGTTTTTTCTTCTTTGGACAATTTCTTTTTCCAATCTTTCACATCTTCGGACATAGGAACTTCGGTGTGTAACCAATGAGATTGTTCATGTTTTAACCAAGCTTCATATGCCCATGGATAATTGAAAGGCTTAAAATAGTTACGCTCTTCCGATAGATTTGATTCTACTTTTTTTATCATTATTGTTTTCCTTTAAAATTAACCTTCGCAAGCCAAACATTCGTTGCCTTGAGCAATAGCACTCATATCTAATTCTTTAATCACTTCTCTTTCAATCTTTTTGGCAACTTTGTCTGCTTTACCAATTTTCTCAGAACGACAATAGTATAGAGTTTTCAATCCTTTTTTCCATGCAAGAAAATGACAAGCATGAAGATACTTTAAATTAACATCTGGTCTAAAGAATAAATTAAGTGACTGTGCTTGGTCAATATATTGTTGTCTATCAGAAGCCAATTCAATCACCCATCGTTGGTCAATTTCCATGGATGTTTTGAATACGTCTTTATCATGGTCGGACATCCATTCTAAATGTTGAACAGATCCATCATTAGCAATAATAGACGACCAAACATCATTATACCAATCTTCTGGTTTATCGTGTGATAGTTTAATAATCAACTCATTCAACCAACGATTCTTGTTTAGATATGCTCCTGATAAGGTGTCTTGTCTGTAAGCATTAGCACGATATGGCTCAATAGAAGGACTGGTGTTGCCCATAATAATGGAGCTAGAAGCATTTGGGGCAATAGCCATAACATGAGAGAACCGTAGACCGGTGCCAATACAATCAGGAGGAGAGCCACGTTCTGTACCCAATTGAAGATTTGCATTATTTAATCCTTCTCTAATGTGTTTAAATATTTTATTATTTGTAACTTTGGCCATTACTCCTTCAAAAGCAATGCCATTGCGCTGTAGATAAGCATGGAACCCAAGAGCACCGATACCAATAGAACGTTCTCTTTCGGCACTATACTTTGCACGAGCAATAGCATCAGGAGCATTAGTGATGAAGTAATTAAGGACATTATCAAGCATTTCGGCAACGTCTTTAAGAAATAGTGGTTCAGACTTCCATTCATCATAGTTCTCCAAGTTTAAAGAAGATAAACAACATACAGCTGTTCGATCCTCATTTGTGGGTAGAATAATTTCAGAGCAAAGATTTGATTGATGAATTCTTAAACCTTTGTCTTTGAGAAATTGTGGCATCTCACGATTACTTGTATCAATATAATGAATGTATGGTTCACCAGTCATCATACGAAGCTCTAGAATTTTTTGCCAGAGTTCTTTTGCCGATACAACTTCACGCACCTCACCTGAATGTGGGTCTTTTAATTCCCAATCATCTTTAGCTTCGGGATCAAGCATGCATGTTTCAATGATGTGCATGAAGTCATCGGTGATATTAATACCGTGATGAAGATTTAAGCAACGAACATTTGGATCGCCTGTCGGCTTGCGCATCTCTAAGAAAGAGATAATATCTGGATGAGAGATATTGAGGTAAGCAGCATAACTGCCCCTGCGAGTGCGACCTTGCCTGTATGCCAAAGAACTGGCGTCATAGATTTTGAGGTGAGGCATGACACCAGTAGATTTATCGTCTGCTGAACGAATACCAAAGCCAATACCAACACCACCCCCGAGCATAGAAAGCCAATTAGTTTCTGATAGATTATCAACTAGTCCCTCCGCAGTATCTTCAATATAATTAAGGAAACATGATATAGGCATCCCACGCTTAGAACGACCAAAAGAAAGAATGGGAGTAGAATAAGACAACCAATGTTTGCTAGCGTAGTCGTATAATCTCTGTGCGTGTTCCAGATTGGAACTAAACGATTTTGATACAAATGCGAATCTGTGTTGTGGGGATTCTTCATCTTCTTTCATGTAACTTTCTTTAAGTCTTTTAATTCCGAGTTCATCAAATAATTTATCTTTTTCTAAATCTATCTTAATACCTAGGTATTCCATGTATTCGCCTTACCTTATTATTGTGTTATAAATTCTTTAATCATGGGAAAAATTGGTTCAATTGCATTTGCACAAGCAACAGCAATATCACGATGTTCTTTCTGAGTACCATTTTCGCTTCGTAACTGTATATAGTGAACCCAAGACCGCAGAGTTCCATTCATATACAACTTTGAAACTGTAATGCCTTCAGGCAATACTGCTCGAGCCTGTTCTTTTGCAATACCGTGATTAATAGCCCAACGATATGCTCTTTCTGCTGCTACGATAACATAATCTTGCTCT